CACATCCTTGAGTTTCGTTGTCGAGGATGGAACTGTCACAAGAGCGTAATAGAGAGAACAGGGCAACCATTATGAAATACGAAATCACTACACAACAGGGCAACAAGTACGAAGTAAATGACGATAACGCTTGGTTATGGATTGAGATCGAGAGAGAACTCGGTTTCACAATTAGCCAGGCAGCGGAAAAAATGAGCCAAGGCTCGCTGGATGTTATTACCTGTATGTTGTTTAAGGCCGCTAAGGCTCAAGGCAAGACACAGTTACCCAACCAGCAAGCCTGGGTGACAAATGAGTTTGAATCGTTCGAGGTGATCGAGGAAAGCCCAAAAGACAACTAGCGGACCAGTTAGTGAGCATCGCGGTAGTGACCGGGATTCCATTGTCTGATCTGCACCAATGGTCACTCGCTGACATTCATACAGCCTTGCAGCTGATAACGGAAAGGAACGGTTAATGGCTAACACAAAGGAAACCATTAAGTTTGAACCTGACATCCGCCAATTGCGAGGATTGTTGAAAGCCCTAAACACGATGGAAAAAGAAGCCAACGTTGAATTAAAAGACGATGTGCAATCGATAACCATGTGGATGGCTGGGGCAATCAAAACAAGTGCCTACGTTGGGGCTCGTATGCCAGCACAGGCAGCAATCATCGCACCAACCGTTCGGGGCAATCGTGATCGCATTCCAAACGTCACCATTGGCGGGTCAAGAGGTCGCGCATCAGGCGGGGCAAACGCTGGCCAATTATTGTTTGGTAACGAGTTCGGCGGTGATCGCAACGCTTTTGGAACGCAATCAGCATTTCCAAATGGTGGCTACAAGTTTCCCCCAAGATCCCCGCGTTTGGGTCGCGGCAACGAGGGCTATTGGATTTTCCCCACCCTTAGAGCCGCACAACCAGAAATTACAAGGCGTTGGATTGATGCAGTCGAAAAGGTTTTTGATAACTGGAACTACGGCCCAGGGGGCAGCAAATAATGGTGGCTAATATCCGCACGATGAAGTTGAACTTGCTTGCAGACGTAGACAAGTTTACAAAACAACTCGGAATTGCTGACAACAATACCAAAAGTTTTAGTAAAAATATTCAAAAATACGGCAAAATGGCTGCCGGGGCTTTTGCTGCCGCTGGAGTGGCTGCCGCAGGTTATGCAATAAAAGTTGGCTTGGAATCTGTCAAGGCTGCAAGCGATTTCAATGAGGAAGTAAGCAAATCAAAAGTAATTTTTGGCGATGGTGCAGATGAAATCAAAGCATTTTCAAAGACCACCGCAACGAGCCTTGGCATTTCTGGAACTCAAGCATTAAAGGCAACTAGCACATTCGCCACATTCGGCAAGGCAGCGGGATTGACCGGCAAGGATCTGACCAAGTTTAGTAAGGGCGCGACCACACTTGCAGCTGATCTGGGATCGTTTTACAACACCAATGCCGATGATGCAATCTTGGCGATTGGCTCGGCTTTGCGTGGCGAATCAGAGCCAATTCGTAAGTATGGCGTGTTGCTTGATGAATCAACACTTAAAGCCAAGGCAATGGAAATGGGCCTTTATGATGGCGTTGGCGCATTAACTGCACAAGAAAAGTCTTTGGCAACTTATGAAGTAATTTTAGATCAAACCAAAGATGCTCAAGGCGATTTTGCTCGCACATCCGATGGCTTGGCAGGACAACAAAAGATCCTTGACTCAAGTTTGGCAGACCTAAAAACAAGAATGGGTGAAAATCTTTTACCAGTCATGCTAGAAGTTGTAAAGCAAGCCAATTTTATGGCAAAGGCTTTTGGTGGACAAGATGCCGAGGGTTTGTCAGAACGCGCTCGGGAACTAGCTGGAGTCTATGACGGCCAAGGGGCTGGCGGTTACAACTTGGGCTTGGCTATCAAAAATGTTGGCGATGCTTTCAAGATGATGTTTGATGCGATGTCTAGTCCTGAAGGCGGCGAAGCGGCCACAACTTTGCAATCAGTTGCAAATTCAATCAACAACATCGCCAATGCTATGGAAAAACTGTCAACTGGGTACAAGAAAATAAAACCATTCCTCGACAAATTGCCATCAAACATTGTGCGAAATCGGTTATGGACTTGGCTAACATCTGATAACGAGGGAGTTACAGACGGCGCAAAAGCAGCTGGCGGCTCGGTAATGGCTAACAGGCCATATACAGTTGGTGAATTCGGGCCAGAGACGTTCGTACCCGCTGGATCGGGATCTATTCGCCCTAATGGTGGACTTGGCGGTGGCGTGACAATCATTATGAATGGTGTCATTGATGGCGAGTCTGCCCGCCGAAGCATCGAGCGATTGTTGCAAGATTCATCACGCCGTACAGGCGCGGTCAACCTTGTCGGGGCTACATTGTGACATCGTATGACCCGTATCCGACAGTCACTTTTAATGGCTTGGCAACGTATGCCGATCAGACTATTTCATCCATTTCAATCCGTATGGGCCGTACTGATGTAACCGAGCAACCGCAACCGGGCTATGCATCCATTGAGTTGTGGACTGATGCCAATGATCCAATAGATGTGGCATTGAGCCAGTCGGTGGCGATTAGCATTGACAAAGGAACATCAGGCACACAGCAAATCTTTTATGGCACGATCTCTGACATTGACATCAGCTTAAACGCCTACGGATCTGATGGGTCAATCGCTATCTACTCCATCACAGCCGTTGGGCCGCTGGCGCAGCTAAACCGCCGCCTAGTGGGTACGTCAGGATACGCCAAAGAAAATGACGGCACAAGAATCCTGAACATTCTTAGTGAAGCATTCTTAACTGAATGGGATGATGTAAGCCCGACTTTACGTTGGAACGGATTGCCAATCGGGGCAACTTGGGCCAGTTATGATGCCGTAGGTATCGGCCTAGTAGATAACCTGACCGCCAATGTGGATGTGCCGGGGCAATACGAACTAGAGCAATACAACGATGGCGCAACCGATGCCTACAATCTAGCCGTACAAGCCGCCAACTCTGGACGAGGTGTGCTTTGGGAGTGTGGATGCGGCGAACTGCACTATGACGATTACCAAGCAAGAGCCAGCGCGACACCTTTAGAACTTACAGCCGATGACATTCTGGCCCAAGGGCTTAGAACATCGGCACAATGGGGCGAGATTGTAAACGATGCCACAGTCACTTATCGGGCAGGTTCAGCCAACTCACGCGATGAGCAATCAATTATTCTCTATGGCCAACTAGCTGGAAGCCGATCAACCCAGTTGCACAACCTAACCGATGCCCAAAATCAGGCCGCCGATTTTATTGAGTCCCGGGCTTACCCAAGAATGTATCCCGAGCAGATTACAGTCCCGTTGCATTCGCCAACGGTTAGCGATGCCACACGCGATGCACTAGCAGCCGTTTACAATGGACTAAGGATTGATACATCAGCCCTGCCGCCAGTCTTTGGAACTACCTTTGATGGCTTTGTCGAGGGCTACACATGGAACTTGACCCGATACACCGCCGAACTGGCTTTGACCTGCTCGGCATATTCCGAAACTTACAGCTCAATCATCTGGTATCAAATACCACCAACCACAACTTGGGCAGGGTATACTCCAAGTACGACTGAATGGCAGGATCTATAATGGCAACAACGACTCCAAACTATGGATGGGATGTCCCAACCTCGACTGACTATGTTAAGGATGGCGCAGTCGCTATTGAAACCCTTGGCGATGATATTGATGCCAGCCTTTTCAGCATCACAGGTGGCAAAAATGTTGGCCTGCAATTCATCAGCGCAACGGCATTTAGTGGCGCAACCACTGCAACATTCAGCAACATTTTCACATCTGCCTATGACGATTACTTGATTGAAATTAGTGGCGTTACAGCTGCATCAGGTAGCCCAGATTTAACAATTCAACTTACTATTGCTGGAACTCCAACTGGTGGAAGTGCTTACTATTACGGCATCCAGTTTGTCCCATTCTCTGGCGCACAAGGACTTATTCAGAGTAACGGCGGGGCATCTATGTATTGCGGAAATACTGGAACTGACAAACGCGATGTAGAACTAAAAATTTCTCGCCCATTTTTAACACAGTTAAAAACATTCCAAATGCGTAATGCTGCGACAACTTCACAAATTCAAGGCGGCGGATTACTTACCACTTCTACATCTCACGATGGTGTCAGGCTTATCTCATCATCCGGTAACATCAGCGGAACTTTTAGAGTTTACGGATACAGGAATTCATAATGGCTACATCACCAGAAGTACCAATGGCATTAACAGTTGACACAGTAACAGGTGAAACAACTGAAACAATTTTAACTCCAGTCGAATTAGTAGAGATCCATGCACTATTCGCTGAAATGAATCTGCCAGAATAACAATCAATACAGGGCCATGACACGAAAGGGCAACTCATGGCCTTACCAATTAAGAACGGCAAGATCACCACCGCTTACAAGAAGCCGGGCAAGATGTGGTCAAAGGGCTACCACACAGGCGTGGACTTTGCTGTACCTACTGGAACACCTGTCGTGGCCGTAGCTGACGGCAAGATCGAGAACGCATCATGGGGCAAGTCCTATGGCAAACAAGTTGTCCAAAAGGTCGCTGGCGGTTGGGTAATCTACGCACACCTAAACAAGGTACGAATCAAGCCGGGACAGATCGCTAAAAAGGGCGATGTTATTGGTGAGGTTGGTAGCACAGGCAATTCATCAGGGCCGCATCTCCACTTTGAAATGCGCGACAACATCCGTTGGTCGGCTGGCAAAGACATTGACCCAAAGGAAATCCTAAAATCATGAACAAAACCAAAAACATCTTATTAAGAATGGTCGCAGTCTTTGCGGCATCCAGTCTTTCGGTTGTAGGCGCATCAGCTGTCGCTGGAGTTGAACCGACTAAAGCAATCTTGATCGCTGGCATTGGCGGCGTTGCCGTTGTGATCGAGGGCCTTGCTCGGGCATTCCTAAAGGATGGAACGCTTGACGATGCCGAAGTTAATGACATCTTTACACAAGTAGACAAGAATCTCGATAAGTAATGAAGCGCGTCCCATTAGTGGGCGTAGTCGCAGCGTTATCGATGTCGCTGGCTTTGCCAGTCGTTGCCGTTGACCGTCAGCCCTACGCCGTAGCAGCTGCCAAGAAGTCTGGCTTGTGCAAAAACACGGATCCTCAAACTTATAAGCCTAAACAATGGACAACCTTTGCAGGTTGCGAGCCTTTTGTTATTGGCGGCCAACGCTCAATGTTTTTTGCCCAGTTGCGATTGAAATGCACAAAGCGGCCTAAGTACGTCAAAATGAGATTAGCCCGGCAGACACCCAGCGGCCTAGACACAACAGGCACTAATACTTGGGTAATGGGTAAGAATTCACCATTGAATTGGTCGGGGACTATGTGGTGGGAATCAAAGACGAAGCACCCAATCGTCGCTCAATTCAAGGTCGTAGGCGGGTCGTGTGTGTCCCAAGAGCGCCAGTTTAAGTGGTGGACACCATGACCCAGATAATCCTTGCAGGGCAGGTTTCAGGGGCTTTGATTGCCATCTTGACACTATTAGGAATGTTGGTGAAATACGGGATCGTCAAGCCAATCAAGGCTTACATCGACCAAATGACCTATGCCATCCAGCCACACGCCAATGGCGGGAAATCCTTGCCAGACTTGATAAACAAGGTCGATGATCTTAAGGTCATGCTTGACCGGCACATCAAGGAACACGACACGCCGAGATAATCTTGCGCCTATGTCATCTATTGTCATACTATGTCACTAAGGAAAGAGGGCCGATGGAAAAGTATCTAACAGCCAAGCAAGCAGCTGACAAACTCCAGGTAAGCGAACGCACACTTATCAGGTGGGAAAAGTCAGGGGCATTAAAGCCTAAGCGAATTGGCGGCGTTAAGCGATACAAGGCCAGCGATCTAGACAAATAACAACTATCAAAGGAAAACAGGGCATGTTTATCAAACCAGAAATTACGGAATTACCAGAAACACAAAGAAAAGAAGCCAACCCAACAACCAGGGCACAAGCTGATGATTTTTTCAAACTTTTATTACTTGCCAATCATGAATGGGTTAAGTTTTGGGAATGCGACATAAGTCAATTAACAAACAAGCAAGCCGATGCCATGCGTTCGATATCTCGAAACTTTATTTTTAGCAGCGCAATGTCGCGGTACATCGATCAGATTGAATACACAACGCGCAAGCGCGATGGCGTTTTGACTGCCTACGCAAGAAACAAGTAAGGGTTGTCATGGGCTTATTAACATTTATTGCATTCGGCGGATTCTTTATTGTCGGCGTACTTGTCGGAGTAGCAGTCGAGAATAATCACCAAGAGCAAAAGCGCAAAGAGCAGTCGATCAGATACTGGCGATGGGCGCGAAGCCAAGAAAACATTGAACAGCAAATGACCAAAGACGGGTGGCAACTCTGATGGCTGGTTTTGATTTAGAAGCGTACACAACCGTTCAAGAGCGAATCCAAGAGTTTTATAAGAAATACCCCGATGGCTCGTTGCAATTCGAGTTTAAGGGAATCTTGGATGGCGCACCGCTAATGATGTGGGGGATCGCTTTTGCCTATCGTCACCCAGGCGATGAACGCCCCGGCATTGGTACGGCAGCTGAATTGATCGAGGGCAAAACACCCTACACACGCGGCAGCGAACTCCAGAATCTTGAAACCAGCGCATGGGGTAGATGTTTAGCCGCCTTGGGCCTTGGACTTTCAAAGGGCATCGCATCCAAACAAGAGGTACAAGCTGCAAAGGATCGTCAAGCACCTGGACCAGCAAAACCAAAAGAGTTGCACCCGTTAGTCATAGCCGATGAGCCTGATTTCGATGGCCCTGCATGTTTGCATGGAAAGATGCGCCGAAAGACTGGCTTTAAGAAAAACGGCGATCCATACAGCGGTTGGATATGTTGCGAAACCGTTGGCGTGGTCCGATGCGATGCGATCTGGGATTGATGATGAATCCTGAACATAGCGAATATTGTCATTGTGAATGTCCACAGGGTTTGAGTTACAGCAAACTTGAGGAAACTCTCAACCGTGTACGCATGGTTCACGTCAGCGAAAATGTCGATGGTTATGAAGTTTGCAAGGCATGCATCAGCCATGAAAGTGATTTTGCGTTGTGGCAATCTTGGCCATGCGAAACCATGAGGGCATTGGCGGGTTCGGATGTTTTGTGAACATGGGGCGGATGCGCCTAAGTATTGCGCGATCTGCCGACATCAAGGGATTATGGGCAAAGCCGAGGGAATAACCCTTGCTAAGGATGCACAGCTGAATTGGCACACCGAAGCCGTCACATGCATCCGTCAAATGGCTCGCACAGGTAAACCATTTACCGCCGAGGATGTTGTCAACGAGATTGGCGCGCCAGGTGGATCAGGAAAAGTGATCGGGGCAGCCTTTAACACAGTCGCACGATCTGGCATGATCTGGCGATGTGGGGAACGCCCAGCGGATCGCAAATCAAGCCATCGCCGTATGCTCGCCGTTTGGCGTGGCGGTCAGGTACAAGAGCAAACGAGGTTATTCGATGAGTGATTCAGAGATAATGCGATGCGGATGTGGCGGGTGGCTTTACATCGGCAAGCCTTGCGGATTTTGCCTTAAGTGGTCAAATCGTGGATAAGTTGACGGTCGCAGCTTTGAACTATGACACAGGCTATCGCGATGGATTAGCCGCTGGAATTGAAGCATTAAAACAAATTATTAGGGATCTAGATGAGGAGTTTGAAAACCATGAATGATGAAACCTTGGACCTATTCGCACACATAAGTGATGCACTTAAAGGATTGGCAGCTGCAATCGAGCAGGTCGAAGCAAGAGTGAGGATTTTAGAAAATGAGCGATGAAGTCTGGCAAAGCATAGAGCGCAAGATTAAAGGCCATTATTTAGCCGCCCAGAACTTGCCAGCATCATGTCCACAATGCGCCAAGATACTTGAGCCAGTTGATTTCGGTGTTGATCCTGACACTAACGAGCGACTATGGGTGACACATTGTTGTGGCAATTGGGAAAAGTATTTTGAGAAGTTGGGCGAAGCCGACTTAATCTAAAAGCGCGACACGCTGATCCCAAGAAAGAACAACGTGCCGCGCATCCGATGCAGTAGCATCGCAAGTCTTAGCAACTCACTACGCAGTATAACGTAGGGCGCACTAATCAACGCGCTAAACCGCCGTTCGAGGGCGTATCTTGTCATGGAGAAAAGACCATGAAAAACCCTTTAATCATAAGCAGGGTGAGCCTAAGCAGCTGATGTCAAAACGAATCGCCTGGCATCGAACTATCAAAGCACTAAGGCACATGGCGCGATTGTCGAAAGACCCATGACCAGTACCGCTTCCACATACGGTGAGGATGGCAGATCCAATGCCATTCCCTGCCCACTAGCCAAGCCGGTGAGAATGTAAAGAAAAGTAATAAGATCAAAGAATGACAAGATGGGTGCAAGTAAAGCACGATGAGTTGATCGAGTATGTTGCCATGGTTGAGTATTTAAGAAAAGATCACACAGCATTGCAAGAGCAGATCAAGGATGCAAAGGAATTGGCCAGCATTATCGAAGCAACATACAAGGAAAGACTAGACAAGTTGACGGATTTCATCTTGGACATTCATCCATCGAACTACAAGTATGAGCGAGGATTGATGGATGCATACAACATAGTGAGTGGACATGAGTCGAGCGCATAGCCAGGGAACTACTACACAATGGCGCAACCTTAGAGCTGCTTGCTTTCGGGTATGGGGCAAGGCTTGTCTAATGTGTGGTGATCGGGCCACCGATGTGGATCACATTATTGAGTTAGCAGCTGGTGGATCTAACACGATCGACAACGTGCAACCATTGTGCAAACCATGTCACAAGGCTAAGACCTCACGATTTAACAGCACTAGAGCCACACAGAGCCATCAGGGCGTTTTTTCTGGTCGGCAGCCAC